TTTTTTCTTGTTTTTCTCTATTTCAACAATAATGTCTCCAGAAATTTCAAATGTTCTTGCATAATTCATAGGAACGATTTCATACTCAAGAGCGTAGTCAAACATAGTATTAAATAAAGATTTTATTCTGGATTTTGTACTTGGCGATGGATGGATTTTTTCTCCTTTCTTTTTTCCTCTCGTTTCGATTCGAAATCCCTCTTCCATACATCCTTTAATATGTCGAGCCCTAACATCTTTTGCGCGCATATCGTATATGGAAGAACAATATGTCCATGCGGAATTTACAGAACGTATATAAGTATCAGATGCATCTTTTAAGTATTCACTGAGCCATTTTTCATACAGTTCCTTTATCGTAATATCTGGTTCCAGATCATACGGGTTCTTATTGTATTCCACCAGGGCCGTATATGCATCATTGTACGTTGGAAAATATGACTCCGGTTTTAATGGTTTACATATTGGGCGTCCGGTGGATGTCTTTCCAACTGTGACCATAGCTCGAAAGGGGTTCCTGAGATTCCGATTTTTGATTTCGCTTATCTGTCCGAAACCGTTAGGAAGTCGCCTTCGCTTGTTATTCTTGCTTCGAGGCTTTCGTTGTTTGATATCGGGTTGTAGCGGATAGCCACAATGTGGGCAGAAAGTAGCTTTATCGCTAACCTGTAGATCACACTCGGGGCATTTTATCAACATTCTCAATACCTCCCTAAATACTTTATAAATCGAGATTTTTGTGCGGCAAGGTTGATTTATCATTAGTAATCATATATGATAGTGTAGGAATTGTCAACTCCTACACTTAAACTTTTTAAAGGGATGGGTATATGGTTAGCAATGAGGAATTAACCTGCCGGAATTGCGGAGCAAGGTTAAAGAGGTACGATAATGTATTGAGAATTGTTCGGATTAAAGGAAGAAAAACTTCATGGGTAAAAGTAAATCGGTTTCGTTGTCCTTCCTGCGGACAGATACGCAGAGAATTGCCGGATTATATTTCCCCTTATAAGCAGTACGAAGCCGAAGTGATTCGTGGCGTACTAGAGGGATTCATTACCTGCGAGACATATGGATATGAAGATTATCCATGCGAGATGACGATGGCTCGATGGAAGAATTCGCAAGAATTACAACTCCTTTTGTGAAAGACAAAATCGAAAGGAGATTCAGGATGTCAAAAGAGGAAAAGCACTTACAAACTAAGATTCGTATATTCGAGGATATGCTTTTACGATGTAAGAATTTTGGTCAGGCAGAAGCGATTCAAATTGAATTGACAAGAATGAGAGCAAAACTACAAAAATTGTATTTCAAGAGAATGGAGTCCTAACAAGGGCTCTTTCTTTTTTATCGTTTGGAGAACTATTTTTAAAGGGATGGAGAATGGTTAAAAATCAAAAGAAGCCGTTGGTGGCGGCTTCTCGTGATGAATTACTTTGTGTAGCATTGCCTGTAATTCATAGGCTTTTTGGTGTCTTTATTCTTCAGAAGGAAAACCGGGTACTCGGGTAAAAGTTTGGATTCCTCTTTCGGCTTAAAGCACTTAGAATAAGAGACGTACTGCTTTTTGACCAATGACCATCACCTCCATCCCTTTAAAAATAGTTCTCCTTTCGATACTTTACATTCTAACTGTGGTTTTTCATTCAGTCAATGTAAATAGCCACCGAGGTTGTTTTAACAAATTGCGGTTCTTATCCTAGAATAGCCGTTGAAAGGAGGTAACAGCCAATGGAAGAAATTATATTTGCGCCGGGGTCTGTTCCGGTAGCGGTCGTTGCCAGGGTGTATGGGAAAGATGCTTCCTGGGTTCGAGCCGGTATCATATCCGGATGGCTCCCTATTGGAAAGGCTACTAGAAACGGAAAGTTGATTACCAACATTGAAGAGATGAATTCGAAGTATGGACGCATTAACTTTTATATTTCTCCGAAGCGGCTCTGGGAAGAAACCGGATATTTATGGAAAGAAGCGTTAATATGGGAACAACGATTCGCCCGGAATTATCTGAGAAAAATCCATATTGGATTGAACGTCATCGCTACTATGAACTGAAGCATTTCTGTTTACAGTATCCGATATGGAAGAAAGCATACGCCGCCTTGGATGGGCTTAGCCGGCGGCCTTCTGATATGGAAGTATTTTCAAAGAATGGGGTGGTTGGCGATCCGACTGCTCGATGTGCAGAAGCTCGATCTCACTATTTAGAGCGTATGAAGACGGTCGAGCAAGCGGCGATTGCGACAGATGCAGAGTTATCCACTTACATTTTAAAAGGAGTAACCGAGGGATGGTCCTACGATATATTGAAAGCTAGGTTAAATATTCCATGCTGCAAGGATGTTTATTACAACTTGTACAGACGATTCTTCTGGTTACTGAATAAAGCGAGGGATTGAAATGAAGATTGTAGACATAGCAGTCAAAAAAGTCTATCGGTTTAATTGCCCTAACTGCCAGAGCCGGTTGGAGGCGGATACGAAAGAACTGGAAGATATTGGCGGGAAGGTGTGTAAGTTCTATTGTCCGGCATGCCAAAAATCAATAGCAAAGTTTTACCCAGATGAGTATGAATCTTTAACAGCGAAGGTTTTAGAAACATTTGAACGGGAAGGAGTTACTAAATTTTAAGAGATTGAGCCAGCAATGGCTCTTTCTTTTTATCCTAGGTTAAAACACAGTACCAAGGTATCTGAAAGACATGCTATGTTGATATTTGAAAAAATCCCGGGTGGGAAATTTAGAAAAATCTTTTTGAAAGGCGGGATGGAATATGGAGCTCATTCTTTGCATGATTGTTGGTATCATTATCGGAATTGTTTTCGGACGACAGGTATTCCGAAGGGATGTCGTTGGTTCGCTGCGAATCGATCAATCTGATCCGGACAGCGGACCTTATTTGTTTTTGGAGCTGTCCCATAAGGGAGCGGATGCGATATATAAGAAAAGATATGTAGTCTTGAAAGTCAACATCAAAGATTATATTTCGCACGAATAACAAGTCCTTTTATGGAACAGTTAATGAATTCACGAAAGGAGAACTAAAATGAGTGAAAACATCAAAGAATTGCTGAATGAGGAGATAGCAGCGGAGATTCAGGCGATATCTTCTCTGAATTCGGGTAGCGAAGAGAAATCAAAGGCTATAGAGGATCTGGCAAAGCTGTATCGTTTGAGAATTGAGGAAACTAAAAGTGAGCTGGACGCAGAGGATAAGCGAAGCCGGCGTACGTTGGAAAGTGAAGCGAATGTCCGAGAGAACGAGATTAAGAAATCACAGTTGGACGAACAGATCAACGCTGACGTACAGGATGAGCAGTATAAGCGTTCTCAGCTTGACGAGCAAGTGAAGGATCGATATTTCAAACTGGGGATTGCAGCGGCAGAGCTTCTCATACCACTGATGTTCTATGGCATCTGGATGCGGAAAGGATTTAAGTTTGAAGAAACGGGAACCTATACCTCAACAACATTCAGAGGATTGTTCAATCGTTTTAGACCGACAAAGAAGTAATTAACCGGTCAGAAATGAGGAGGGCGTGATTTATACATGTCCTCTTCGTTTTTGCGTGATTTTTTACAGACGCTATTATGGAAAGGAGATGCTACAAAGAGCTCTTTGTCTCTTGACCGTACACCGGAAGAAACCGTACAATAATAGCGGTTCTTTCGAAAAACGAAAGGAGATAATATTTATGAGCCACAAAATTATCAAACCCGAAGGTATTGAATTGATTGAGTACCTGAATAACGGATATGCGATTTGTAATCGGTGTGGAGCCGTCATGAGGCAAACAGAAGATCCGAAGACTGGATGCGGAGTTTATATCTGTCCATCGTGTGGATTAAAGGTGGACGAAGAGGATTACGAGTATGAGTCCGATGAAGAAGTAGAATGGACGGAAGAAATGCTCGATATGGAACAAGGAGATATTCCGCCAGCCGGATGCAGAGCCTGCGGAGGACCATACCCGTATTGCAAAACGTCATGTAAGCTATTTGATGACTAAAAATATTATTGAGAGAAGGTCTATGCTTCGGCATAGGCTTTTTCTTTTTGGAGAATAAATTATGCGATACCATTATGAAAAACCGAACATCTATTTGTCGATGTACGGAAAAGTATATTTTTGTGACCATCCGGTCTATCATTGCTGCACGCTGTTCCAAATCGGAGAAAAGGGACTGGCAGTTATTCAGCAGAGATTTGACGAGAAAACAAAGAGTACCTGGTGGGGAGACGTGGACCCATGGATTACGGATGATTTATATTTGCATCCTCGTTTTAAAGAATACTTTGATACACATTCCGGAATGGCTATGGACGGGCTTTATTCCACTGTGACACTTCGCCAGATTATGTGGGCCTTAAAAATGAAGCCGATTAAGCGGGAACGATGGGAGACTGTATTTGACAGGAGAAATATTTAGTCCGCAAAAATCACAGCTCCTTTTATGGAAAACTGATTAAAAGCGAAAGGAGTTTAAGGTGATGGACGAAATGAAAATCAGCTCAAAATTTACACGGATGTTGCTTTCGAAATTAGCAAAAGGGGTATTACATAAAAAGCTTGGATATAACGTAGATATCCAGTTAAACGAGTTGAATGCTTCGATTTCAGATGAGAAAGCGCACGTACATGTGAGTATTGATGCAGATATGAGTAAAGAAGAACTCATGAAAATTCTGAAGAAAATCGGTTTAAATTAAGAGGATTGAGCCAGCAATGGCTCTTTCTTTTTACTTCGCAAAATTTACAATTCCTATTATGGAGAAACAGTTAGCTCATTGGTAGAGCGTCACACTTCCGTGGAGGTAATCGGTTCGAGTCCGATACTGGTTCTCTTTTATTTTTTATCAATCAAGAAAGGGGGATTTTAAGGAGGTGGTCAGAAATTTGAGTTTGGACGAATTGGCGTTGATTCTATGTGATATGTACGAAATGGACGAATGGTTGCCAAATCCGGTATTCGACAAGAAAGAGTTCACTAGGGTGAGCAATACATTGTGGGCGATTGGAGAATTTCGAAATTATGTAGCCGATCATATTTTTCCCCAGACTAAAACGTCCATAAAAAATTTAGAAGCGATGGCTCGATCATTTACAGAAAAAATGGATGACTTTGCTTCTATGAATCAACAGAACAGTTCTATATTTACCACCGCTAAGATGGTTGGAGAAAATATTCAAGATCTGTTATATGCCATGGAATAGGATAAAACGAAAGGAGAATATTATGCAAAAAGTTAAAATCTTGAAAAGAGTCGGGCGTCAATTATATCGCTCATCTCCGACAATTTTAACGGTAGTAGCTTCTATTGGAGTCATTGCAACAACCATTACGGCTGTTCAGGCAACCCCTAAAGCAATAAAATTGTTGAAAGAGGCAGAGCTGGAGAAGGGCGAAAATCTAACTAAATTAGAAATCGTCCGAGTAGCGGGGCTGACTTATATTCCTTCTGTACTGCTGGGAGTTTCAACTATTGCTTGTATCTTTGGAGCGAATGCATTAAATCAAAAGAAACAGGCTTCTTTGATGAGTGCATACGTTATGCTCAATGAATCCTATAAGCAATATCGGAAGTCAGCCAAGACAGTTTACGGAGAGGATGCGGATGATAAAATCCATGCGGAAATGGCGAAAGATGCCATGGTGTCTTCCTACGACTGGGGTTATCAGGTTTACAACATGGACATGGATTCTGAAAGTGAACGGTTGCTTTTCTATGATCTTGCCTCAAAGAAGTATTTTAGAACCACAATGGCAGCGGTGTTAAACGCCCAATATCATGTAAATCGGAATCTTTCCATTAAAGGCGATTGTTCATTAAATGAATACTTGTCATTTTTAGGTGTCGAAGGCATAGACGGAGGCGATGAACTCGGATGGGATATCAGCTATATGATAGAAGAAATGGATTGCTATTGGTTAGATTTTGATAATTACAAATCAACGTTGGAAGATGGCTTGGAGTGCATCATTATAGACACGATGGCGGTCAACAAATTTGAATGATTCGCAAAAATTACAGACCGTATTATGAAAAGGAGGCTAATGCTTTATGAAAAACAAAAATTTTATCAAAGCCATTGAGATTGCAGTTACGGTGATCGGATTTGGAGTAAGTATTCTTACCGATTGGGTAAACGAAAAGAAAATGGATGAGAAAATTGAAGAAAAGGTAAACGAGGCACTTGCCAAAAAAGATGATGAAAACGAAGAGGAGTCCTAACAAGGGCTCTTTCTTTTTAGTTTGGAGCAAGTGCTGATGAATGATGAGGCTATTCAAAAAATCATGAATTATACGAATATGCATCTGTTTGAACCGGGAGAAAATTGGCCTAAATCAGCCATTATGGAACGTTCGTATGAACGGTGGGCGGTTGACGAGATTCTACTGGCCATTATGGATCATCCGATGACAGAAGCCGATTTAGTGATAGAAGGGTTTATATTGAAAATGGAGCTTTTTCTTTACCTGTCGGAAAATCCAGCAAATAACCACATATTTCAAGTTGCAGAAAATACGGCCAAGACACTTCTCGGTCTTATTTTATAACCACAAATTTTATTTTCGAAAGGAGAAACATTATGAAGGCATTAAGAAAGCAGAAAATCGAAACAGCAAACATTCAGGTAGGAGATCAGATGGTCATTCCGCTGGCAGAGCTTGGAGAGTTTACCGCGACCGCTCACAAGGTTACGGACGAGAGCGTCATGTTTATATTTGACGAATATGTTACCTGCCGGCCGATGAATAACTGCTCTACAAACAAAGGCGGGTTTGAAAAGTCCGATCTGAAGAAGTGGATGGATACAGTTCTGTTTATGGCGTTTCCAGAAGAGTTGCGTGATAAGATTTACGGACTTACTATTCCAACCGTTGGACAGATTGTTGGTCACGAAGACGAATGGGATAACAAGAATCTGGAACCAGATAGCGATGAACAGCTGCCTTTGATGAAAGAGTGCAAGAATCGAATTGCTTGTTTTGAAGATCAGCTTACGTGGGGATGGCTGAGAAATGCTACAAAAGAGGGGTTTTCTTCGGCTTTTTTCGCATTTGTGAATGGCGATGGCCATACGGACTACGGCAACGCTTCGCACTCTCATGGAGTTCGTCCGGAATTCTGGTTGGTTAAGCCGGAATCCAGGGGCCCTGTGCCCCGTAGATCTGGCCGTTATCCTTGGGGCTTTGATGCTGGTTCAGAAGACATTCTGCATTATTGTCAGAATGATGTAATGGTTACAAAAGAAGCAGCGTTAAAGATGGAAATTTGGAATAAAGAAAATGAGATTGATACTCTGAGAAAGGAAATTGAGAAGTTAGAAAAATATAAGCAGTACGATAAAGCAACAGCGGAAACCAAAGTAATTATGGACAGCTTTGTTCGTGCCGGCTTTACTGAGAATCAGGCTCTTGACATGGTTAAAACGATATTCAGTGTGATATTTGGAGGAATGAGATAATGAAGAAATCGAACATATCAAAAGTTTTGTCGTCAGTTCGAACATCCATGGCAAAGCACAGCCCTGAAATTCTTACAGGAATTGGTATTGCCGGTATGATCACAACGACTGTCATGGCGGTCCGGGCAACGCCGAAAGCACTGATTCTCATTGAGGAAAGAAAAGAGGAAATTGGAGCCGAGGAGCTTGAAGTCGCAGATGTGGTAAAAACAACTTGGTTCTGTTATATTCCGGCAGCGATTACGGGAACCCTCTCCATTGCATGTTTAATTGGAGCCAGCTCAGTAAACGCTAAACGGAATGCAGCACTTGCAACGGCATATACCTTATCGGAATCCGCTCTCAAGGATTATCAGGGAAAAGTCGTTAAGATGTTCGGAGAGAAGAAGCACGAAACTGTGAAAGATGCCGTTGCAAAGGATAAAATCGAGAAAAATCCAGTGGTAACAAGAGAGGTAATCATTACAGAAAAGGGAAATACGCTCTGCTATGACGCGATTTCTGGCAGATATTTTAAAGGCGATATCGACAAAATTAAGAAAGCGGAATGTGAATTAAATCGTCAGATGCGCGATGAGATGTATGTATCCTTAAATGATTTCTACTACGAAGTCGGTCTGGATAATATCAAAATCGGCGATGAGTTGGGATGGAATATTGATAATGGGTATATTGATCTATCATTTAGTTCTCAATTGGCCAGCGATGGAACTCCCTGCCTGGTGATTGATTACAGTATTGCTCCGAGATACAATTTCAGTGAGCTGATGTGACGCGCGAAAAAAACAGTGGCTTTAATGGAAGAAGAACCACACATTTTCAAAAATTGAAAGGAGAATAAACATGGAAACCAATGAAATCATGAACAACGAAGAGGTTATGGAGACAGCCACAGAGGAAATCGTTAAAGCGAGTTCTGGTAAGGGGTTTAAGGTTGCGGCCGGTATCGGTTTAGCCGTACTTGCAGGTGTTGTAATCTACAGGTATGTGGGTAAGCCGATGATTGCCAAAATCAAAGCTCAGAAGGAGCAGCAGATTATCGATGCTGAGTGGGATGAACCCGAAGAACCAATCATTGAGAATGAAAAAGAGGATTCCGAAGAAGCCTAAACGAAAAAATGTGCTTCAACACGAGGGAGAGTACCTGTAACAAGGTGCTTTCCCTTTTTTTCTTTTATCCGGAGGTGAAATTTATGAACATGTATTCGTATGATGGCCCAGTTATGGAATTTGACAATTGTGTTGCAAATCGCTGGATTGCTTCTACACGGGCAGTTTCAGAAAAGAAAGCAAGGTCAAACCTTACTTATCAGTTTAAAAAGAAAAACAACCGACTTCCGGGTACAAAGATTATATTGCCTGGAAAGATCAGTTTGGTGAGCGGAAAGGAGACAACTTAATGGAGGAATATAAGCCGAATTCCCACAAATCAAAGGAGGAGCAGAAAAATCTTGTTCCCGAAAAACGTGTAGAGAAAGTGATTTCTGGGACGGTAAAATCAAAGAAAAAATCAGAAATGCAGAAGTTTGCAGACGTATTCATTTCTGAAGATGTCAATAACGTAAAATCTTATATTGTGATGGATGTTCTGGTGCCGGCAATAAAAAAGGCAATTTCCGATATAGTTACCAATGGTATTGATATGATCCTCTATGGAGAAACTGGGAAGTCAAAAAAGAACTCTACAGCGTCCAAGGTATCCTATCAGAAGTATTACGACAGCGGAAAGAAAGATTATACAGCACCGAAGAGCCGGACGAGCTACGAATATGATGAGCTTTTATTCGAAACTCGTGGAGATGCGGAATCGGTATTAGACGCCATGAACGAAATTATTGCACAGTATGAGGTAGTTAGTGTTGCAGATCTTTATGATTTGGCAAACGTATCCAATGACAATTATGCTGCCAATAAATACGGATGGACTGATATTGCTGGATGCAGGGCGGTTCGAGTAAGGGATGGTTATATTTTAAAATTGCCTAAACCAATGCCGTTGTAAAGGAGGGATTCAAGATGTATGAGTCAGAAGACAGGATGGTATCTCATCCGGATCATTATATTTCAGAAACGGGTATGGAAGTTATTGATGTGATTGAAGCCTTTACCTTTGATTTAAAAGGAATTGAGGCTACCGATACCGCTAATATCATCAAATATGCCTGCCGTTGGAAGAAGAAAAACGGAATCCAGGATTTGGAGAAAATTCTTTGGTACACGCAGCATCTGATTGACCATTTAAAGAAAACAGAAAAAGTAGAAGAGGAGAATAACTAACCATGAAAAAAGCAGAGATTGTAAAGAGCATGAATGGTTTTCTTAGCAAGACCAGTTTCCAGTTAAAGAAGCATAGTCCGGAGATTCTCGTCGTAGCCGGCGTTATTGGCGTGGTTACGAGCGCAGTAATGGCTTGTAAAGCAACGACAAAGGTTGGAGAAATTCTGGATAAGACGAAGGAAGATGTCGAAGCAATTCATAAATGCGAGGAAGACGAATCCGTGAAGGAGCAGTATTCCAGTGAGGATGCCAAAAAAGATTTGGCGATTGTTTATGTCCAGACCGGAGTAAAATTCGCCAAACTGTATGGACCTTCCGTTGTAGTCGGAGTGTTGTCAATCACCAGTATTCTGGCATCCAACAACATTCTTCGTAAGAGAAATGTGGCTCTGGGAGCAGCTTATGCGGCTATTGATAAGGGATTCAAAGAGTATCGTAGTCGTGTTATCGAGAGGTTTGGCGAAGAGGTTGATCGCGAACTGAAATACAATCTCAAAGCCAAAAAGTTTGACGAAACGATTATCGATGAGGAGACCGGAAAAGAAAAGAAAGTTAAGAAAAACGGTTTTGTGGTAAGTCCGGCGGATATCAGCGGTTATGCCAGATTCTTTGAAAAGTACACGCAGGATGAAGATGGGAATTCCATTCTGAATCCTCACTGGGAAAGCAATAATGAATATAATCTGATGTTCATCAAAGCTCAGGAGCGTTATGCGAACGATCTGCTGAAAGCGAAGAAGCGTGTATTTCTGAATGAGGTTTATGAGATGCTCGGACTTCCGAGAACAAAAGCTGGTCAGATTGTGGGATGGGTTTACGATCCGGAAAATTCCAAGGGCGATAATTACATTGACTTCGGCCTGTATTCTGATAATCTGAGCTATTCGGATTATGTCAATGGATTTGATCAGGCAATCCTTCTGGATTTCAATGTCGATGGAAACATCTGGGATTTGATGTGAAAAAATATAACTATCCCTAGGAGTTACTGTAATTCTTAGGGATAGCTTTTTATTTGGGAGGAATTTATGCGCAGGTTAATCAAAGTAATAACGGTTCCGATATTGTGCGGTATCATGATAGCATCTTCATTCTTTGTATCTGAATTCCGCTCAGAAGGGGAAGACGTTGTAGCAATACCTAGGGCAAGCATTGTCGAAAAGACAGAACCGATTATTACGGTTTCGCAAGAGGAGTCTATTCCGATTGCAGTAGAGGAAACGGAGGAATTAACAACAGAAGCGATACCCGAAATGTCTAGGGAAGATGTAGAGCTGATCGCCCTTGTCACGATGGCGGAAGCCGAAGGCGAATGTGAAGAAGGAAAACGCCTTGTTATTGATACGGTACTTAACCGGATGGATTCAGAATATTTTCCAGATACCGTATATGAGGTGATTTATCAGCCCAATCAGTTTTCATCCATGTGGAACGGACGAGTGGACAGATGTGAAGTCCGAGAGGATATTTGTGAGCTCGTCTACGAGGAACTGGAGTCGAGAACTAATTATGATGTCGTGTTTTTCACAGCAGGAGAATACAGCGCATATGGCGTTCCGATGTTCCAGGTTGGGAACCATTATTTTTCAAAGTATGAATAGGAAGGAGAATCATTATGCGTAATCTTTTAGCGTTTGTATCTTATACGTTGGCGGCAATGTCTGGTATATGCTTTGTTGGTGGAATTGCAATTTTGTCAACGGGAAAGGAGCACTGATATGGACGGCTTAGAGAATGTAATATCGGTACTGGACTATGTTCTGGACACCAAGAGAAAAAGACATATTATGGGAGGCATTCTGTTGAGTGTCTCTTTTCTTTTTGGCGGTTTGGCAATAACCGTAATGACAATCAGAAACGAGGAGGAAGAGGATGAGCAGTAAAGGAATAGCTTTCCTTGCTTTTATTGCTGGAGCAGGGATGGGCTCTGTATGCACATGGCAACTGCTGAAACGAAAATATGAGTTGATTGCTCAGGAAGAAATTGATTCTGTGAAAGCGGCTTATGCCACAAGGGAGAGTATAGAAAAAGCCGGAAAGAGTTTCGTAGAAGGCTTTCGAGACGGATTTAAAGTAGCAGAAGACAGAACTCAGAAGGACGAGGGTGATGTGGACTTCAAAAAGTACGCATCTATCATTCAGAAAGAGGGCTATACGGATTATTCCAGGAGTGTCGAGGAAAAGAAAGGAGAGGCGTTTGTGGAAAAGCCTTATGTCATTTCACCAGAGGAATTCGGTGAATTCGAAGAATATGAAAAGATCAGCCTCACTTACTATGCAGACAAAGTTCTGGCTGATGAAAATGACGAAGAGGTAGACGATGTGGATGAAATTGTCGGCGAGGAATCCCTGAACCACTTTGGGGAATATGAGGATGACTCCGTATTTGTCCGAAACGACAGGTTAAAGTGTGATTATGAAATCCTGCTTGACCAGAGGAACTACTCGGATGTCGCAAAGACAAGGCCACATCGAGTGGAGGAGTAATGACGAAGAACGAGCTTAATGATGCATATTTTAACTGGATGTATCAGCTTGTATTTGATGGAAGATATTCAAGGAAATTGTCGTATCGGAAGCTTTTAAAAGAGCTGCATCGAATCGAATTTACATACAGCATTCCGATGGATGGGAACCGGGCGGAGGATGGAGTGGATTTAAGGTATCGGTTTGGTTATGAAAACGGATACAGCAGTTCCATGATCTCCGCCTATTTAGATAATCGGATGTGCAGTGTGTTGGAAATGATGATTGCGCTTGCGATTCGGTGTGAAGAACATATTATGGACGATCCGGACGTTGGAAACCGAACTGGACAGTGGTTCTGGAACATGATTGTCAATCTTGGCCTTGGTTCTATGAATGATTCCAAGTTTGATCGGGATTATGTTGAGGACATTGTCCAGAGATTTCTGGATCGGAAGTATAGTCGCAATGGTGACGGCGGACTGTTTACCGTAAATCACAGTCGATACGATTTGAGGTCTGTTGAAATCTGGTATCAGATGTGCTGGTACTTGGATGAAAATACTTAGAAGGAGAGATTACCATGAGCCACAGCGAAATAATGAAGTGGTTTGAATACTATTTTCCTGATTATTCAAGGAATCGGGTTGATGTATGGTTCCCAAATGGAAGGAACAGCATCCGTATCCGCCAGAAAAATGGTCAGGAATTTATATTCACTTATCATAGTCAGAAAGATTGGAGATTTGAGACAATTACCAGTTTTCTGAATGGAATGAAGGGAGGAAAAAAGTAAGATGTGTGAGGTTATGAATTATATTTTTGGCAGTCTCAGCAATTCGGAGACGGCAATCCGGTCCATTCGGAAATCCCTGAATAAACAGGCCCGCTATAACCGGAAATTAAGCACACTTGCTCTTATTATGACGGTTAATCTGGTTCTCCTGGAGCTGGACCGTGTGGAGCAGAAAAAGAGGATTGAGAAACTGGAATCGACAATAGAGGAAATGAAGCGCGATAAAGGAGAGTAAAAAATGAGATGATCGACTTTTTGATGATTTCCACACGTAGTACAAAGCGTGGTGTAATTGAAATCTATCCGAAGTTCATTATTAAGAAAAGCTCCGATCTGATGATTCGAGGTGGTGACTTCTACGCTATCTGGATTGAGGAACGAGGTTTATGGTCTACGGACGAACAAGATGCTTTGCAACTCATTGACCGTGAACTGGATAGATACGCAGAAGAAAGCCGCCAGCGCTTTGACTCTGAGATTAAAGTTCTTCACATGTGGGATGCAGAATCTGGAATGATTGATTCCTGGCATAAATATTGTCAGAAGCAAATGCGGGATTCTTTCCACATGCTGGATGACAAACTGATATTCTCCAACACAAAGACTGATAAAAAAGATTACGCCAGTAAAAAGCTGAAATATCCGCTTGAAGCTGGCGATTTGTCTGCTTACGACAAATTGATGTCTACTCTGTACTCGGAAACAGAAAGACAAAAGATAGAATGGGCGATTGGCTCCATTGTGTGCGGAGAATCAAAAAAACTGCAAAAATTCATGGTTCTTTATGGAGCTGCCGGAACCGGTAAATCCACAGTCCTCAATATCATTCAGCAGCTCTTTGAAGGATATTATTCGGTCTTTGACGCAAAAGCTCTTGGCTCATCCAGCAATTCATTCGCATTGGAGGCGTTCAAGAGCAATCCTCTTGTGGCGATTCAGCATGATGGAGATCTGTCGAGAATTGAAGACAATACCAGATTAAACAGTTTGGTATCCCATGAGTTGATGACCGTGAATGAGAAGTTTAAATCAACCTATTCCAATCGGTTCAAATGCTTTCTGTTCATGGGTACCAACAAGCCAGTGAAAATTACTGATGCAAAGTCTGGTTTAATTCGACGACTGATTGATGTGTCTCCTTCAGGGAACAAGCTGAGTCCGAAAGAATACAAAGCAACCATGAAACAGATTGAATTCGAATTGGGGGCGATTGCATGTCATTGTCAGGAAGTCTATTTGAACAATCCTGGTTTATATGACGATTATATTCCCATTGCAATGCTGGGGGCTTCCAACGATTTCTATAACTTCATCATTGATTCCTACCATGTGTTCAAACGGGAAAATGGTACAACCTTGAAGGCTGCCTGGGAGATGTATAAGACCTACTGTGACGAGGCAAAAGTAGGCTATCCATTTTCTCAGAGAGTTTTTAAGGAAGAGCTGAAGAACTATTTCCACGATTATAAAGAGAGATTTAACATGGAGGACGGTTCGAGAGTGAGAAGCTATTATATTGGATTCCGGACTGAAAAATTTGAAGAGGAAACCATTGTGGAAAAGCCGGAAGAGAAACCGTCATTATTGCAGTTTAACGCAACCAAATCCATTTTCGATCAGGTGTGCTCCGATTGTCCGGCGCAGTATGCGACCGATAAGGAGACGCCTTCTATGAAATGGGACAAGGTAAAAACGAAGCTGTCCGATTTGGACACTTCTAAAATTCATTATGTTAAAGTCCCGGAAAACCACATAGTAATCGACTTTGATATTCCAGATAAGGAAGGGAACAAATCCTTCGAACGGAATGTAGAAGAAGCAAGCAAGTGGCCGGCGACTTATGCAGAGCTAAGTAAAAGCGGAAAGGGGGTTCATCTTCATTATATTTACACAGGAGATGTAAAAAAACTGAGTCGTATTTATGACGACCACATTGAAGTGAAAGTGTTCACGGGTAAAAGTTCATTACGAAGAAAACTTACGAAGTGTAATGATTTGCCTATCGCAACGATTAGCTCTGGTTTACCGACGAAAGGAGAAGACAAAATGGTAAATTTTGAGGCAATTAAAAGCGAGAAAGGGCTTAGAACACTGATTAAACGAAATCTGAATAAAGAAATTCATCCGGGTACTAAGCCTAGTATCGATTTTATCTACAAAATACTGGAGGATGCATACGCCAGTGATTTAAGCTACGATGTGACAGATATGCGAAATGCGGTTTTGGCATTTGCTGCAAATAGTACGCATCAGGCTGAATATTGTATCAAGCTGGTTAATAAAATGCAGTTTAAATCGGCAGACCCTTCCACAGCGGGGAGAAACGAAGAAGCAAAGCTGGTATTTTACGACATCGAAGTATTTCCGAACCTGTTCCTTGTAAACTGGAAAATCGAGGGTGAGGGAAAACCGGTTGTCCGTATGATTAACCCGACTCCAACGGAGATTGAGGAATTGATGCGATTCCGGTTGGTTGGGTTTAACTGTCGGCGATATGATAATCATATTCTGTATGCAAGACTCATGGGTTATACAAACGAGCAACTTTATAACCTCTCGCAAAAAATCATCAGCGGCAGCCCCAATTGTTTCTTTGGAGAAGCCTACAATGTTTCTTATACAGATGTGTATGACTTTGCATCTGCTGGAAATAAAAAGAGTCTGAAGAAATTGGAAATCGAGATGGGTATCCACCATCAGGAGTTGGGACTTCCGTGGGATCAACCGGTTCCGGAAGAAATGTGGACGAAAGTTGCCGAGTATTGTGATAACGATGTAATCGCAACCGAAGCGGCATTCCATTATCTGAAAGCTGACTGGACAGCACGACAGATTCTGGCAGATTTGGCTGGAATGACGGTGAACGATACGACCAATACGCTTACACAGAAAATTATATTTGGAAATGAGCGGAAACCACAGGATCAGTTCAATTACCGAAATCTGGCAGAGCCAGTGCATCACCTTGATGAAGAAACCGAATCTTTCTTGGCTGAAGCGTGTCCTGAAATGATGGCGCAAACGCATGGCGACGAAGGAAGCCTTCTTCCATATTTTCCTGGATACAAGTATGAAAATGGAAAATCGACATATCGAGGAGAAGAGGTTGGAGAAGGCGGCTATGTTTACGCGGAACCTGGTATGTATGGAAATGTGGCATTGCTGGATATTTCCTCTATGCATCCTCACAGTGCAATCGCAGAAGTTCTGTTTGGTGTGAAATTTACAAGGGCCTTTCGGGATATTGTGGAAGGACGAGTCAGCATCAAACACGAAGCCTGGGATGAAGTCAATCATATGCTGGATGGAAAGCTGACTCCGTATATCCAGAAGGTTATTGACGGAGAGATGACGGCAAAAGATTTGGCAAATGCTTTGAAGACGGCAATCAATTCGGTATATGGCCTGACTTCTGCCAACTTCGAGAATCCGTTCCGTGATCCGAGAAATAAAGATAATATTGTGGCCAAACGAGGAGCTCTGTTCATGATCAACCTCAAGCACGAGGTGCAGGAACGGGGCTTTACTGTTGCCCACATTAAGACGGATTCCATCAAGATTCCAGATGCAACACCGGAAATTATCCAGTTTGTTATGGATTATGGGAAACGGTATGGATACACCTTTGAGCACGAGGCTACATATGACCGGATGTGCCTGGTAAATGACGCTGTCTATATTGCCAAGTATAAAGACGGAAAATGGACAGCCACAGGAACTCAGTTCCAGATTCCCTATGTCTTCAAAAAACTTTTCAGCGGCGAAGAAATTGTCTTTAAAGATATGTGTGAAACCAAGTCGGTAAGCAGCGCTTTATATTTAGACATGAACGAGAAACTTCCGCAGCTTACAACCGAGGAAGAAAGGGAATTAAATGCCATCGACAAGGCTTGGAATAGTCAGGCTGGAGGGAAATCTCTTGAAGATGTCGCATCTAAATACGGATATACATACGAAGAAATAGGAGCAAGATACAGCGAGCTCTGTAAAAAAGACGAGGCGACTCACAATTATATTTTCATTGGACGAGTTGGTCAGTTCTGTCCGATTAAATCGGGGGCTGGTGGCGGATTGCTCATGAGAGAAAAGGACGGACGATATTATGCTGCCACTGGGTCAAAGGGCTATCGGTGGTTAGAGTCCGAAATGGTTAAAGAACTCTCCAAAGAGGATTCTATTGATCGTTCCTATTATGACAAGCTTGTAGACGACGCAGTGGAAACCATATCCAAATACGGTGACTTCGAATGGTTTGTATCGGATGATCCTTATATTCCAAAGCCGAGGATGGAGGATTTTATGAACATCCCAGAAGACGCTGACGAAGAATTACCATTTAATTAAAGAAAAGGAGAAGTATCATGGCTTATAAAAATGTACCTAATATTGTTATTGAAAACGCTCGCATTATTTTTCGGAATTTCAGAGGAGAAGAATCTAAGTATAATCGGGCTGGTAATCGAAATTTTTGTGTTGTTATTGACGATCCAGAACAGGCTGAAAAGCTCTTAAATGATGGTTGGAATGTAAGAGTGCTGGCTCCGAGAGACGAGGATGAAGAGCCGAGACATTATATTCAGGTGGCAGTCAGCTTCGAGAATATCCCGCCTAAGGTGTATATGATTACCAGAAAGACAAAAACACCGTTGGATGATGAATCCATTTCCACTTTGGACTATGCGGAGATTCGGAATGTTGATTTGACGATTCGACCGTATTCTTGGGAAGTGAACGGTAAAACCGGCATCAAGGCTTATCTGAAAACGATGTATGTCACCATCGAAGAGGATGAATTTGCCGAGAAGTATGCAGAGGAAGAAGGTCCGGAAGAAATTCCGTTCCGCTGATAAGCGACGGATAGGGTGCCTGATATTGCCAGCAAGGTAAATGTCCTAAGGCTAGAGGAAACAGCCCTATATTTCTGAGAAAGGAGAAAAAGTATGGAATTTTGGAATCGGAAAAAGAAGCGAACCACAGCGAAACCGAAAATCAATGCTTCTGTTTCCAAGGTCGAAAAACCAAAGAAAATATCAGAGAAGCACGACTTTGTAGTTCATAAAGAGGAACATCAAGTAAGCTTATCACCGAAGCCGAAAATGAAAAATCTTCCCACTTTCAAACCCGACAGATATGAGAAAGAATTTATGAACATCTTTCGTCAACTTGTTTCAGAAAAAAACAGACCGTGGGATATTTGGAAAGACTTTATTGTTATGTCGGCTTGTTCTATATCAAATTCTGTGGACAAATCTCAATTTGATGAGCGAGAGAAACGATACTTGGATATCATTCGCCATTACAGTAAGTCAAAACAGGAACTTTTTCCACAGTTGTTTGCAAATCTGGTCATGTCTTTAGAAATGAATCCGGAGCAGGATTTTTTAGGAAAGATGTATATGAGCTTAAATCTTGGCTACGATGAGTTGAAACAAATATTTACTCCTTATGATATGTGTCGGCTTCTGGCAAAAATCACCATTACGGATGTAACTGAGAAAGTAAGGAAAGATGGCTATATTACCATCAACGATCCATGTTGCGGAGCGGGAGCCAACTTGATTGCTGCTATTCACGAAGCACGAAAGCAATTAGAAAAAGAAAATTATAATTATCAAAACCATTTATTAGTTTCCGGACAAGACATTGAAGAAGTTCCAGCTTTGATGTGCTATATTCAACTTTCTCTTCTAGGAATTGCTGGATATTTTAAAGTTGGAAATTCTTTGATCAAACCAATGACTATGGCTGATGATTTGAAGAATTACTGGTTTACACCTATATATTTTTCAGATGTGTGGACTATGAGAAGATTATTTCACAGTATATGAAAGTTTATGAGGAGGGATAAGCGTGAATGAACGATTGAAAGCATTAGAAAAAGAGCTGGATAGTCTGTTAAATATGGCTCCCATAGAAGATGACTGCACGAAGAATGAAAACGAGATGTACTCGGATATGGCGAACCTGAAAAACAGCATAACAGCGGTTCTTGAGGAGCAACGGAATGGCCGTTGAATTGTATGACTATCAAATAGCAGCAGTAAAAAAAATGAGAAATGGCTGTATTCTGTGCGGCGGCGTTGGAAGCGGAAAGTCCAGAACAGCGTTGGCTTATTACTATCTTCAGAATGGAGGAAATCCAGATTGTTTGATGGGACTTGAGGATTATGTTGCGATGGACGATCCCCCAAAGGACTTATACATCATCACAACAGCCAGAAAGCGAGACACGATGGAATGGGAGGGTGATCTTTCGCCTTTCCTTCTTTCGGTTCACGAGGATGTTAATTTATATTCAAATCAGGTTATCGTGGATTCCTGGAATAATATCAAGAAGTATGCCGATGTGAAGGATGCTTTCTTTATATTTGACGAGCAGAGAGTAATCGGTTCCGGGGCTTGGGTGAAGGCATTCCTGAAAATCACCAAATCAAATCAGTGGATTCTATTGTCTGCAACTCCGGGAGATACCTGGCAGGATTATATTCCGGTATTCATCGCAAATGGGTTTTACAAAAATCGGACAGAATTCATCCAAGAACATGTGGTTTATAGTCGATTCAGTAAATACCCAAAGATTGACCGATATTTGAATACAGGAAGACTGATTCGACTCAGGAATCGAATCCTGGTAAACATGGATTTCAAGCGCCAGACGGTTTCTCATCACGAAGATGTGTTTGTCAAATATGATGTGGAAAAATACAGAGACGCTGGACGAACCAGATGGGACCCATTTAAAAACGAGCCGATTACAAATGCTGCTGGTCTTTGCTATATATGGCGAAAAATTGTAAATACGGATGAGTCTCGGCAGATCGCCTTGATGGAGATCGTAGAGAAACATCCAAGAGCCATTATATTTTACAACTTCGATTATGAATTGGAGCTTTTAAAAGGATTGTTTCAAATTTATGAGGACGATGGAGTCTTTGAAATTGCAGAGTGGAATGGTCACAAACACCAGCCAATCCCAGAGTCGAAAAACTGGGTGTATCTTGTTCAGTACAATGCTGGAGCGGAAGGATGGAACTGCATCAAGACAGATACCATTATATTCTACTCACAGAACTATTCTTACAAAATCATGCAGCAATCTGCGGGGCGAATAGACAGATTGAATACGCCATTCAAAGATTTGTATTACTATCACTTGAAATCTCGTAGTGGGATTGATTTGGCAATTAGTAAGGCACTGAAAGATAAGAGAGATTTTAATGAATCGAGGTTTGTGAAGTGGTGAAAGGAGATTAACCATGAATGAAGAGTATTTGGAAGTGGATTTTAAAAAGTATTGTAAAACCTGTAAACACAAGGAATTGGGAGAAAAATTCGACCCGTGTAATGAATGCTTGGATTATGGGTATAATCTCAATTCTCACAAACCTGTAATGTGGGAGGAAAAGAAAAAATGAGCTATCAATATGACCGATATTTGGCACAGCATAAATCTAACGTTGAAGCGGGATTTCGATGGTTGCAGAAAAATCTTCCTGAAATTACAGAGGGCAGTGGTGCGGAACACAATATCGTATTTGCACATGACCAATCCAAAACTGAGCCTGATGAATATGGCCCCTATGATATTTACTTTTATGGAGGAAATCGCTCTTATGCAGTAGTGGAGGATTTTCGAAAAGCCTGGTTGTTACATATTCATCGAAATCCTCATCATTGGCAGCATTGGGTATTGATCAATGATGATCCGGAAGAAGGGGAAATCGTTTTGGAGATGCCCTACTGTTATATTCTGGAGATGATTTGCGATTGGTGGTCCTTTAGTTGGTTTAAAGGAAATTTGCTGGAAATTTTCTCCTGGTACGAAGAGCATAAAAATTATATAAAACTGCATCCCAATACGAGAAAATTGGTGGAGGATATTTTAAGCCGCATCCAAAATAAGCTTGGGGAGGTAATGGCGAATGAAATCAACAGATAGCGTAATTGTGAGTTGGGATTTTTCCCATGGAAAAGACGTTGGTGTTCTGATTGTCGGAAAGCAGAAGAAAGGAAAAGTCGAAATTATCAACGCCTATCAGGGAGAAGAGGCCAAAGCGCTTTATCAAAAGTTAGTATTTCCCAAATCAAAGAAGACCAGCTTTAGCAAGGAGAAAACCACATGAAGCAACCGAAAAAATTAACCAGAGAGCAAAAAGAATGTTTATCTGCTCATTATCTGAATTGTAAAGACTGGATGCTGGTTGAAGAGACCGAATTCTATTACCGCATCATTAACAAGAATACCGGGGTGATAAAAAGCGTGGACAAGTTCAGAAGGATAAGAAGGAGGAAATCATGAAAATTCCACAAAATCCATTTAACGATGCTCTACAGACCTGTTTAAACAATATTGAAGAATTCAAAAAACGTGTGGAAAAAGAAAGTGAATTAAAAAATTCGTTACTTTCTCAAATGGCAAACTTTTATACCGATAATTTTCAGAACACTTATTTTAAAGAAGAGAAGACCAAAAGGATTGGACAAATTGAATACATCTTCTCTAAAAACGGAGTGTTTTTCGCTCACGTATATTTTCTCGATATTACAACAAATTCAAAGATCAGGAAAGTTTATTCTAATATCGAATTGTTTAGCTCTGAAATGGAAGAAATGACAGCAATATCCGAAGACGAGTACAAATTTGGGTTTTTCGATTATATTAACAAAAATATAAAAATAGTTGAGAATGAATAAAGGAGAAAAAAGAGTATGAAAACAATTAGAAACAACTGGAAAGTAGCCTTGATCGTAGCCGCTGGTATAGTGGCTGTTATTTTATTATGTGTGTTTGGTGTGCAGAGTTCTCAGAATAGAGCGTTTGCCTTGGAAGAGCAAGTCTATACCGCTGATTCAGATATTAAGGTTCAGGAAAAGCGGCGTGTAGATTTGGTTTATAATCTTGCCGATTGTGTTAAGCAGTACGATAAATACGAAGCTGAGACATTGACTGCAATTGTTGAAGGTAGAGGTTCCACTGGTGACATTGAAAATGTCACTACCGCTATTACTGCCGTTTCTGAAGCATACCCCGAATTAAAATCAAATGAAAATTATAAAGAGCTAATGAATGAACTTTCTATTACAGAAAATTTAATTGCAGAATATCGGAGTAACTATAATAAGCAGGTTAAAGAATATAACCGATATATACGGAAATTCCCGACAAGAGTTTTTCTCGATGTTCTCGGATATGAGATTCAGAACTATACCTATCTCGATTATGATGCTCCTGTTGACGCTCCACAGAATTTATTTGGAGAGTAGAAAATATGAGAAGATGTAAGCGTAGAAGTTTTGATTTTGAGAATTTCGAAATTACAAAACGGGAAATATTGGCAAGTATATCAATTGTAGCTGTTATGCTTCTGATTGGGATTCTTATTGCTGGAAAAATTTCAGATTATCACTTGGATAAAAACGAAAAATATAACAAAGCAATAAAAATAGAATCGCATGAACTGTTTGAGTATGGGATGAGAACCAATGTCGGAAACGCTTTTGTGTACGGGGATTTAAAAGCTGTCGATACGGTTACATATCCTGAAATTGGCGGCGAATATATGTATATCAAAAAGGTTAAAGAACGATACACAATGCATACTCGTCGGGTTTCACATAGAAAAACGGCGAATGGTAAAACTCATACTTACTACACAACGGAAACCTATTGGACATGGGATTATTCCGGTAGTGAAGAGCAGACATGTAACAAAATATTGTTTTTAAACCATGTTTTCCCAGTTAGTAAAATTGATTTGCCGGAAGAAGAGTATATAGACACTATTAAAGAATCCAGTCATATTCGGTATAAATATTATGGGGTAGGTTTAAATTTTACCGGGACTGTATTTACAGAACTGTCTAATAATACGATAGCTGACAACTCGCCATTTTATAAAAACATGAGGATTGACGAGACCGTAGAATACTTAGAAACTGATTTAGGAATATGGATATTCTGGATTATTTGGATAGTCTTAATTGGGATCTGTGTTTTCGGTTTCTATTATATCGATAACAAATGGCTTGAATAATTTGGAATTTTTGGGAGAGGGTCGAGCAATAATGAGGGCGGCCACAAGGTGGATATAGCAGTTGCATAAGGGATGAGTCCACTATGGAAAGGAGAAAAAGGATATGAATCTTAAACCAGCAAAAATTATTGCAGTAGATTTTGATGGGACTTTATGCGAGAACAAATGGCCGGAAATCGGCTCAGCCAATGAAGAGTTGATAGAGTATCTTCGTGATCGACAAAAGAACGGAGATAAGCTGATTCTTTGGACTTGTCGTGTAGATGACATGCTTCAAAAGGCCATTGAGTGGTGCAAAGAAAATGAACTGACATTTGACGCAGTCAATGAGAATCTTCCGGAAATCATCGAAAACTTTGGCTCTGATACCAGAAAGATATTTGCCAATGAGTACATAGATGATCGGAATATCTGGCCTCTGGAAAACGGAGTAGCTGATGTTCTTTATCTTTGTGATGGTAAAAGTTGCGGAGATACTTGCCCGGGTGTGGAATGCAAATATACATCCGATATAGCTCATGCCAGGAATTTTATAAAGGGTGACTATGACTCCTATTGGGAAAAGGAATCTGAAATCAAAGAGCCCGATTCACATGAGAAATCCAGTATGGAATTGTGGGCGGAAAGAGAAGTAGAAATTGCCTGCAAACACGAAGCACCTGATCGGAAACCAGGAGAATGGGATTACGGATGTGCTTGCTACGAAAGTGCATTAAAGGCATTCCGGAGTCTTTGTGAAGATGGTCACAGCGGATTTAGCATCAGCATGACAAAGTTTATCTTAAACCGATTGATTGAAGGAAAGCCGCTCACTTCTATCGAAGACACAGAAGATGCCTGGAGCGATATTTCTGATCGAAGTGGTCTTCATGGAGAGATTGCAAATTACCAGTGTCGGCGGATGAGTTCTCTCTTTAAGTATGTATATGCTGACGGCTCTGTTAAGTACAGAGATGTCAACCGTTTCTGTGGTGTGAACTTGGATAATCCAGATGTATCCTACCACAGTGGCTTGATAGATCGAGTAATGGAAGAAAAATTCCCGATTACCATGCCGTATTTTCCGGAGAGCAAACCGTTCCGTGTGTATTGCGAGGAGTTTCTTACCGATCGGAAAAATGGCGACTTTGATACGGTTGGGATTCTCTATGCGATTAAGCCGGATGGAGAACGTGTAGAGATTAACCGATATTTCAGAGAAGGCGAAAAGGACTTTATTGAGATTGCCTCCTGCGAGTATGAGATGCGCCGAAAGATGTATCATGAGCTTCTGGAGAATCTGAAAAAGGAGAAAAATAGCAATGAATCGGAATAGATTTATTCAAGGACTAAAAAGCAATATTCAGCTTTCCGAAAAGGAACGGCGGCGGATTATTCGGAGAAGTCTTCAGAAATATCCATGGAAAACAAAATGTACAGTAGCAATGGAAGAATTCGCAGAGCTTCAGCAGCAGATCAGCAAACAGGTTCGTGGCTACGGAGACAGAATTGGACTCTTGGAAGAGATGGCAGATGCTTATATTTGTCTGAACTTCCTGGAGTCCATTTTTGATATTAAGCCTGAAGATTTGCAGAAAGCTATCGACGTGAAGCTGGAGCGAGAAAGGAGAAATTGTAATGGCGGGACTTAATATGCAAATGGAGTGGAAAACAAGGCTTTGTCAAGTTGGCGAAAAGCTTGGATATTTCCACGCATGGGAATATTATTCAAAACCTTTGGAGGCTAGTCCGTTAATGGGCGGAGCTCCGGCGGGAATATTTAGCAAGATGTTTGGTATTGTAGAGTTTTCAGATGGAGTCAGACGAGTTGATCCGTCAGAAATTGTCTTCTGCGATGAAGAGAATCAGATGCTTTCAGAGATGGAGAAAATGCGAAAGGAGAAAGAAGCCAATGATTAAAATTGAAAACGTAGAGGTTATGGGTTGGGAGCACGCTATCCGTGGAATGCGGAATCCGATGAACAGTTGGGAGAAATCGGATAGTGGAATCTGCAAAGGTGGGGACAATGGTATCGGATGTGAGAACTGTGCAAATCAGGAATATTGCACCCACGCATTTAATCGTTCCTGGCAGCTTGGTAAAGCAGACCACGATTTGATGATGCGACTTGCAGCCGGTGGACCGACTCATGCGAAGTATCGGAGAATGATTATGGTCTATGTAGATATTACCGCTCCGCTTTACTGGTGGAAGGAGTTTGACACTTATAAAGTAGGGACGGTGGCTAATTCCTGTTCTACCATGCATAAAATTGCGGCGAAGGAATTTACGATGGACGATTTCTCTCATGAGCATTTGTTTATTAGCAGAAATGTTCCAAATCAGTTTAGAACTACTTCTAAAGACTGGCTGTTAAAAACAATACAGATTTTGAATGATTGGCGAAAATTATATCTCAAAACTAAAGATAAGCGTTATTGGTGGCAGATGATCCAGCTTCTCCCCTCTTCTTACAACCAGAAGCGGACAGTCATGCTTAACTACGAAGTGCTGGCCGGCATTTATCCTATGCGGAAAAACCATAAGCTCGACGAGTGGGTAGAATTCTGCAAGTGGATTGAAACTCTACCATATTCGGAGATTATTATTGGAGAAAGAGTTAAATTATATGCTGACGGGAAGGAGATAAATCTATGAATTTAGTTGGAACCATTAAATCGATGATAGACGACGGCTATACAATTAGCTTTTCCAAAGCGGATTTTCCCATGGATGGCATTTATATTACCATTAAAAAAGATGGAATCAATGCTAGGCAAGTTATTCCAGAAGACGAATTGGAATCGCTGAATTTATCGACCGATGAATTATTTGCAACTGTTATCGAGCATTTGAAAGAGAGGTATTATTTATGATTTTTATTGAAACCTTGATTTGTATTTTACTGGCATATTTCTGCTTGTATGCGTTAATCGCTCGGATATGCAAATGTATTGAACATTGTGCTTCAGCCAAAGGATACGCAAAGTTGGAAGAGGCGAAAATCCTCGCCAAAGAGCAGAATAAAGGAGAGTAACTATGTGGAGCCGAAAACTGATAAAAAATAAAATCTATGCCGTCCTGATTATCCTGCTTGGAGCGTTGTCGGTCCCGATTGAATGGGATGCAACGTTCTTTTTATTTTCCCTGATTATGGGAGTACCACTATTCTTTGCGAAAACGAACTGGATTTATGAAGGGGATGAGGATGATGGGACGAGCCGAGAGGAGACGTGCTCAGAAATTAGAGCAGAAAGCAAAGACCGCTACATACAATCTCACAAAAGCGCAGCTCGATGCGGCCGTCCGTGAACAGGTCGGAAAAGAGCTGGAGCGAATCAAGCAGGAAGCTACAGATGATGCCGTAAACACTGCGATGGTTCTGCTCCTGACTCTGCCCCTGGAAGTGCTGATGGACCATTATTGGACAAAATCCTATGCAAAGCGCATTCCGAAGTTTACTGAGCTGGTCCTGGAATATTACGAACGCTGGCAAAATGGAGAGCTGGATATGGAAAAGCTGAAAGAAGATTTGTGGGAATATGGCGGTGTGAAATTAGTTGAAAGTGAGGGTGAAGCAACATGAAATGTGTAATGGGAGTTATTGCGTGTGTCGCTGGACTGGTAAGCCTGATCGGTCTGATTGTGTTGAAGGCTGTCCATTCATCTGCAACTTATATGGATGATTCATTCCGGTGGGGAGGACGAGATGGGTATTAAAAATGATTGCCGAAAAAATGCTGAGGGGTACTCGGACCAGACGGCCTATGAAGCACTGAGAAACATTGAGCAGGAAGAGGACCGGTTTCACAAACTTTTGGACACCATTTTTACGCTGTGTGAGCTGTCCGACTTCCACATTGAAGAGCGGATTGTTATTAAGGATAAACGAACCGGACGGATTTGGAGGTGATTATTTATGGATGATTGGCAGAAGACTATAGATGCTCTTGTCAAAGCGTTTGACGAATTTGCCGTGAAAGTAAAAGAGATGGCAGACGCTTTGGCTGAGGCATTCGGATTTGGACCGTCGGTATCCGAAAACAAAAGAAAAAAGAGTCTCAGTTCTCCGGCTAGATACGGAATGTCTTTGCGGAAATCTCGAAGGGACTCCTTCGTTAAGCAGTATTCTTACCGGCCGATTGCCCGGAAACACTTACCTTATCAGAGAAGGAATTATTGAAAATCGTCCGTACAAAGCTTGAAAGTGGGTGAAAATTATGCCCACTTTTGAGTTTTGAAAAATGGGCTTTGGCCACTTTTATGTGGGCTTTTTGAGAAACGCAGGGAATTTTGGGGAAGGATTCGGACGATTTTGGTCAAATTTGTGGCCATTTGCCCATTTTCTGCCCACTTTTAAAACCCCGATTTGGTCAGTAAAAACCCAGTATTTATGCGGGTTTGTGGGCTCAAAGCCCACTTTCCCACTTTTTTTCTTAAACTATTATGATAGAAAGTTTAAAAGTATATAGTAATAGCGCAAAAAAAGTGGGTTTTTGGCCACGAGCAAAAAATGGAGGAAATCATGAGCAAGATTAGTTGGGAGAGCTTGTATGAAAATTTTAAGTCAATCTATCCAAGGTTGTCGCGGTCATCCGTATATTTTCGTCCGTTCGGTTATATGAGTATAGTAGTGTATTTTGAGAATGGAATGAAGATGGTCTATGATGATCTCAGAAAACAGGCATATATCACAGCTTAAAGAAAATGTCAAGAGATAATGAAAAATTTCTTTTCTTCTGGAAAAATTTATGATATACTGTAAGAGCCACACAATCTAATATCGAATCCGTTTAAGGGAATTCACTTTGGTAAAAGGTGTATTCTCTCTTTACTCATACCTTAAACGGAACGAGATTGTGTGGCAACAATGGGAGAACACTTTTTTAGGTGCGTCTCTTGTTGGGGCCGCACCTTTTTTATTGCGCCAAAATCTATCTGACTAGAGGACGGTGACATTGTGGATAGACCATATACAGAAATACAAGTTCTAAAAAAATTAGATATTCCTGACTTTCGTCATCTGACAAAGGATAAAGTCATAGCATTTGCTACAATGATTCCGGGAATGGAACCTGAAGTGGCAAAGAAGGCTTTAGAGCAGTTTCCTAACTTCGTATCGACATCTCTTGAAATTATGAAAGAGTATCGGGGTATTCTTGAACAGTTGATGAATGATGACAGGGATGGTGCGGAAATATGTTACGATATGTATAATCGTGTGATGAATTCTCTTGAGTGTATTCTTGAAGATGACAATTTGACCTTTAAAGAAAAGACTTACATACTCGAACAAATGAGAGAGGTTGCCGATGAAATATCGAAAAAGGATTCCGAAAAGTCGGCTAACCGCATAAAGTTAATAGGGATTGTGAGTGGAGTGGTGGCGGGTGTTATTACAGTTTTAGGTACCGCCATTGGGGTCAATTTAACTTCTAAGCAAAACAATATTCCCGGCGATGACGAAGAAGAAAACCATTAAAAGGAGATTGAAAATGAAAAAGATTGTTATGCTTATGATCGCAGCAATTATGACGTTTTTGCTTATTGCTTGCTCTGATTCTCAGACACATGATGGCGAAGCAAAGACACCTTCTGCATCGGGAGCTCAAAAAGGAAGGGATTATCAGTCAGTTGTTGAAGATTTTGAAGAACGTGGATTTACAAACATATCGTTAGTTGCTCTTGATGATTTAATAACAGGTTGGCTGACGAAAGATGGAGAAGTTGAAAATGTTTCTGTTGATGGTGATGAAAATTATTCCGCTGATAAATGGTATTCAAATGATGTAGAGGTTATTATTACTTACCATACATTTTCGGAAGAGAGTGATTTGGAAGAAGATGAGGAGTCGAAGGAGTCAATAAGCGAAAAAGCCGAAGACAAAGCAGTAGAATCGATACTCACAATTGAAACTTGTGCTGATCTCGAAAAACTTTTATCGACTGAAGGAGAAATAAACGATTTTTATTTCACTTTTGCAGAACAATATAAAGGCTCAACGATAGTATTCGATGGTTGTATTACCTACATTACAAACCATGGCGATTACGATACTCGATATGATATTTTGATGAGCGGCGGTAATTATGTAGATGATGAAATGGTCAATCCTGGACCAATCTTTAAGTTTGAAGATGTGAATACTTATGGAATGGGAATCGAGGATTTATATCTTCCTGATTATATAAGCGTTGGATCAAATGTACATGTGACCGCTGAAGTTGAATATTTTAGTGAGAATGAAGGTGTTTTTTATCTAAATCCTGTGAAAGTTGAGTCCCGATAAAATAAAGAAATTATTTAGCCTGTACCTATTGGAATGGGGGTACGGGCTATTTTTATGTTTTCATTTGGTTCTTTTTTTGCGCGCGAAAAATACATCGACTGTTATGAAGAGAGAGGGTTAAAATGGCCATTCTCTCTTTTATTTTGGAGAAAGGAGGCTCACTTATGTTGGAAAGCGAATTTCAGAACAAATTGATTCAAGAACTGAAAAGAATGTTCAAAGGCTGTATCGTAACAAAACTGGATTCCAGTCATATCCAGGGAATTCCTGATTTGCTGATTCTTTATAACGATAAGTGGGCCACTTTAGAATGTAAAAAAAGCGTTCGCGCCAAGAAACAACCGAACCAAGAATATTATGTTGGACGAATGAACGAGATGTCGTTCTCAAGATTTATTTGTCCTGAAAATAAGGAGGAAGTGTTACATGATCTTCAACAAGCATTCTGCTCTTGAAGGGCAGCACGCCTTTCTTGGCGCAAGTAAATACCATTGGATCAACTATGATGAATCCAAAGTTGCAGAATCGTATTCAAAATTTCTGGCAACTCAAAAGGGAACAGAACTTCACGATTTTGCTGCAAAGTGTATCTCACTTGGGCAGAAACTTCCAAAGTCTCAGAAAACATTGAATATGTATGTAAATGATGCCATTGGCTTCAAGATGGTTCCCGAACAACCTCTTTTCTATTCGGAAAATTGTTTTGGAACAACAGATGCGATTACGTTTCGAAATCGGATGCTTCGCATTCATGATTTAAAAACCGGCGTCATTCCCGCGCACATGGAGCAGCTTGAAATATATGCTGCTCTTTTTTGTTTGGAATACAAAATCAAGCCAGCCGACATTGAAATGGAACTTCGGATTTATCAGAACAACCAGATTCTTTATGAGAATCCAACGGCTGAAACCATTGTTCCCATCATGGACAAGATCATCACATTTGACAAAGTAATCAACAAAATCAAAGAACAGGAGGGCTAACTTATGAATCCGATTGCAGAAGAAATTTTGATGCATTATGGAATGCCCCGCCGTTCCGGTCGTTATCCGTGGGGATCTGGTGATAATCCGTATCAGCATAGTGGAGATTTTCTGAGTCGAGTGGATGAACTGAAAAGTCAGGGTATGAGTGATACCGAAATTGCAAAAGCCATGGGTTTAACCACCACTCAATACCGTACGCAGAAATCGTTAGCAAAAGATGAACGTCGTGCGCTGGATGTGGCGAGAGCAAAATCTCTTCGAGAAGATGGTTTGAGCTTAAATGAAATTGCGAAAGAAATGGGCTTCGCAAACGACTCTTCTGTTCGTTCGCTTTTGAATGAAAATTCTGAGGTTCGTATGAACCAAGCTAAGACAACTGCTGAAATTATCAAAAAGCAAATTGACGAAAAAGGCATGATTGATGTTGGTGCCGGTGTGGAACGTGAACTTGGAATTTCCAAGGAGAAACTGAATGAAGCACTCTATATGCTGGAGATGGAGGGTTATCCTGTTTACGGCGGACGAGTGGATCAGGTAACAAATCCTGGGAAGAAAACAACGCTTCGTGTGATTTGTCCTCCTGGAACAGAGCATAAAGAGATTTACGATTTTGAGAATATCAATTCTCTGAAAGATTATGTCTCTCATGATGATGGGGAATCTTTTGATCCCAAATTTGTTTATCCCAAAAGCATGGATTCAAAGCGGTTGCAGATTCGGTATTCGGAAGATGGCGGCGAATTGAAGGATGGTGTTGTGGAAATTCGAAGAGGTGTTGACGACCTGTCTCTTGGAGAATCCCATTATGCTCAGGTTCGCATCTTAGTTGACAAGACACACTACATCAAAGGGATGGCGGTTTATTCAGATGACCTTCCTGATGGCGTGGATGTTATGTTCAACACCAATAAGAAAAAAGGGACACCTAAAATGGATGTTCTGAAACCAATCAAAGATGACCCGGATAACCCGTTCGGTTCTTTAATTAAAGAGGGAGTTAATGACCCGGATAACCCCACTACTGAAAGAGGAGGTCAGAGTTACTACTATGATAAAAATGGGAAGAAACAGCTTTCCCTTATCAACAAGCGAGCAGAAGAAGGGGATTGGGGCGAATGGGCAGACAAGCTTCCATCTCAGTTTCTGTCGAAACAGAGTAGAACTTTGATAAAGAAGCAGTTGAATTTAGCGGCCGCAGACAAGCAGTCTGAATTTGATGAGATTTGTTCTCTTACGAATCCAACAGTGAAAAAGGTTCTTTTGAAATCTTTTGCTGATGACTGCGATGCAGCCGCTGTTCATTTACAGGCAGCCGCTCTTCCCAGACAGAAGTATCAAGTTATTCTTCCATTGACATCTATCAAGGACAATGAGGTCTATGCTCCGAACTACAAGAATGGAGAAACAGTAGCTCTTGTGCGGTATCCACATGGTGGAACTTTTGAGATTCCAATCTTAACTGTTAATAATAAGCAGCCAGAAGGAAGAAGAGTTCTTGGGAATACACCAGCAGACGCTATTGGCATTAACAAAAAGGTTGCTGACCGTCTTTCCGGAGCTGACTTCGATGGCGATACTGTCATGGTGATTCCTTGTAATTCTTCTAATAGTAGGGTGAAGATTACTTCTACTCCACAATTAAAGGGGTTGGAAGGATTCGATCCTAAGATGTCTTATGGGACCGTTAAGAAAGGTGACGATTATTGTAACAGCGGCGGTCAGAAGATTAAGATTATGAAAAACACCCAGACAGAAATGGGTAAGATTTCAAACTTGATTACTGATATGACTTTAAAAGGTGCTACTCAGGATGAGCTTGCAAGAGCTGTACGTCACAGTATGGTCGTCATCGACGCAGAGAAGCATAAGCTAGACTACAAGAAGAGTGAGCAGGACAATGGTATTACGGCTTTGAAGAAGAAGTACCAGGCTCATGATGACGATGATGGTTATGGCGGAGCTTCTACGCTGATTTCTCGTGCCAAGTCTGAGACTTCTGTGTTGAAAAGAAAAGGAAGCCCGATCATTGACAAGGAAACCGGAGAGCAAAGTTGGAAGAGCGTCAGGGAGGAGTACATAGATAAGAACGGAAAGACCCAGGTGCGGACTCAAAAGAGTACCAAGATGGCAGAAACCAGAGACGCTCGTAGTTTATCTTCTGGGACACCACAGGAAGAGGCGTATGCGGACTATGCAAATACCATGAAGTCCCTGGCTAATCAGGCCCGTAGGGAGATGGTTAATAGCGGAAAGATAGCCTACTCTGCTTCAGCAAAACAGACCTACCAGACAGAGGTTGATTCTCTTATGGCCAAGCTTAATGTGGCTTTAAAGAACGCCCCCCGCGAGCGTCAGGCACAGACCATGGCAAACTCTATTGCGTCCGCCAAGAAAAAAGATAACCCCGATATGACAAAAGCCGAAATCAAGAAGGCTAATCAACAGGCCCTTACTGCGGCCCGTACTGCTGTTGAGGCCAAGAGAACCCCTGTCGAGATTACAGATCGTGAGTGGGAAGCGATTCAAGCCGGCGCTATCAGCGAGAACAAGCTTACCCAGATTCTCAACAATACAAACATAGATACAGTCAGACAGAGAGCTACTCCGCGTGCAACAACAACCCTTAGTTCTGCCAAAGTAAATCGTATTGCGGCGCTGAATGCTTCTGGCTATAGCACTGCTGAGATAGCAGCGGCTTTGGGTGTTTCCAGTTCTACTGTGTCGAAGTATCTGAATGGAAAGGAGTGAACAAAGTAAATGGCGAAGAAGTGTATGCTTACAACCATTGACAATCCTTTCGATCCATTTGAACAGTTCACTTCATGGTTACTGTTTGATGAGGAAAAAGGTTATCATTCATGTTCGTATCTTGGTAGAATTGCCAGAACCTCGGACCAACTCTCCGATGAAGAGAATGACTTGGAAGTTGAACGAGCAATTGATGAGATCGTAAAATACGATTTCCGAAACATTTACAAAAAAGTTACGCGAGACGCGGTGGCTGTCTAGGTATCAGATGGTATAGGGGGGGTAGCAAAAATCGCACCCCCCTCCGTCAT